GTAGGTACAGATAGAGACCAATCAGTATTACCGGCAAGGGGGTCTGCAAAAGTACCAGATGCTGTACTAATAGTATTATTATTCTTTCTATAAATATTTACTGTTTTTACGGCCTGCCCTGATGCTGCTGCAACAGTTCCTGTCATAACTACAGCGTCTTCAAATGTAAATGTTTCTTCGTTAATTAGTTCTGTAGCGGTACATTTTACAATTTGTGGCATGCTCGCCTGAGCATCTGGCGCTGTGTAAGTATAAGTACTTTGATTGTTAATACCCGCAGCAGGAGCACCATCAATAGTCCAGGCGTATGTAGAGGTGCCACCAGTATAGTTAATTAAACTAGTAGACAATACTGAGGTTGCGCCTCCGCTATATATACCTGTACCATCTGGCTCATATATGAAAGTTTTGCCTGCTGGGGAAATCTGAATAGCTCTAATAACATTAACGGGATATGCAAAACCCGACACACCATCACTGGAAGATGAAGGTAGATACTCTGAAAATACAGCTCTATAAGCAGAACCTGAGACGTTATAGGAAGCTTTTCGCACTCTATAGCGAATCCAATAATAACGAGTCTGTTGACCAGTTCCAGTTCTTACTTCGTCAATAAAGTAATTGCTGTTAGAAGTGCCCGCGAGTAAGACTTTACTCACAGTGCCTGTACCACTTCCTATGCCGGTGGCTAAGAAGATAGTGCCTGCTGAATTATCTGGTGCTCCGATATCAGTAAAGTCAGTTGTCCCAGAAGTTTTAATAGTATAGAAAGTTCCAGGCTCAAAACTACCCGCAGATAGTTCTGCGTCAAAATCAATTGCAGTACTTCTAAAGACCTCTGTAGTATGAGTTTCGGGGCTCCAGCTAGCAGAATTTGTCCACTGTACAGCAATCTGTCCGGAGTTAGCCATTCTCTGACTGTTTACGGACAGATTTGTAGGCGCTGCAGGTACTTGCTCTAATCTTGGGTTGTTTCGCTCTCCTTGTGCAATATCGGATATAACAGGCTCTGAAACTTTGTAAATAGAATCACTATGTTCATCCGCTGTTACATCTACTGTTCCATCCTTTTTAAAGTTTAAGTTAGTAATCCTAAACTCTTTTGAAACATACCCAAATCGTGGGTACGTCAACTCTATGATACTACCTGCTGTTAGCATCAGGCCTTTCGGAGACATAGTAAAGCTAATTTCTTGACTAAATCTAGACTCATTAAGGGATTGTTCAATATTCATTCTGGCATTAAAATAGTTAGTAATACCTGATAGCCTTGCTTGCCCCTTCTTCTGTATACCTTTATCCTGCTTTAGGTAAATAGAATTGAAGAAAGAAATACTTCTACTCTCAAATCCATTCTGCGGGTCCATTATAGACGCAGATATATAGTTCTTACTGTTCTTCAATCCACCATCATTGATTTGTATAGTTCCGATAATATCATCATCAGTTATTTTTTCAAAGTCAGGGTCAACTAAGCCTTTCTTTCCTTTTACTCTTAGACTGTACGCGCCACCTGAATACGTTAAAATACCGTTAAACTGGCCCAACATTTTATTGATATTCTCAAATACAGGAACTCCTGTATCAATAAGCTGGTTCATTTGATGGCGCGTAACGTTTCTCTGGGTAGGCTCATCCCACCCTGTGTATCTCCAATACTTAACATCGTCAGAATCGTATAGACTGTAACCTGAGGCGCCTACGGTATTGTTAGCTTCATTATACCCCTTAACTATAGGATTACCATTAGCTGATGACATAGATATGTTAATACTAAATGTATTACTTGAACCTAGCTGACCTAATAAAATGCTGGAGACAGGCGGTTGATTCGCTATAACTGGCACGCCGCTTCCGTCTTTTATATATGCTAATCCCTCATGCCAGAATAATTGATTATCTGGGAGGACTTGATAATCATTCCACTTTTTACCTAATTTTCCTACGCAGTCTGTGAAAGTAACTACTCTATATAGAGTACCTTCTATGATTTTAATACTGGAGACTTCTTCTGCAGTTCCCTGCCATTGAATAGGGTTATCAACAGACTGCAGAGCCTGATTGGGGTATTCTACAATAGTACCTACACCTGGGTAGTTATTGTAAGGAAAAACAACGCTCACTTTAGACCGAGTATCACAATCTCGTGCAGCTTGTTTAAAGCTCTCTAAATCAATGTCCTTCTCTAGGTCTAGTCCCTTTCCGTACCTGACGTCTGTAATATAATCTAAAAGCTGCATTGCAGGATTTATTGTTGGTCTTCTATCTCCAAGGGTGCCTAAAGAGTATGACTCAGTATCTCCCGAAGCTGCCTCTCCCGGTAACAGGGTGAAGTCCCAAGGTTCTTCCACAAAAGCAATATGATGCGACCCATCATACTTTATAATTCTTTGGGTTTGTGATTTTTTTACTTTTCCAGCTTGTCCTAAATCGACCACACGATTATAGGTTAGAGACATACCTACATAAATATCATCGACATTACTACTTGCTGAGCTTAATTGCAGCCCATTGACTATCTTAACTTTAGTATAGTATTTATCGGAAGCAATTGGTACATTATCTAATTTATTAGTTTCGCCGGTTCCATAAGTATAGGTAGTGAAAGCTCCATATTGAGTATCTATCCCATTAACAGTATCATCATAGAGGGCTACAATTGCAACATCATCATTCTGTATAAAAGCCTGCCCAGCATTTTCCGTAAATGTTGTCATACTTAATTTACGGGTGCCGGCGGCCGTACCTGGTTCATTATAGGTAGGAGATAGATTAGCTACTAGAGGCTCTGTAATTTCACTAGCTGTATATATTGGTGTATTACTTTTGGTCATATACCAATAATACCGCACCCCGCCTTTAAGAATAGTCATGTAAAAATTGGCGGCGTTGGGGAAATTAACTATATTTGTACTTGGATTAGTAGACCATCTATATCTAGTAACCATTTCCGTACTATCAATATCGGTCTCTAGACTTAGAAACTTATCGATAATGCGTACATTTTGTAATATTCTTGTATCTGATGCGATATTTGCGGTGCCCGTGCCTTCTCCTGGCAGCACATAAATATCTACCTCGTCTCCGAGCAAGAAATAACTATTATCTGCCAAAACCTGTTCACTTCTTGGTGCGAAACTATCGTCATAGTTGTGGCATTCAACATTCAAGCCTCGAATAACATACTCTAAATCAGGTATTGTTGTTTCGCCATCTGAAATAGCGTAATTACTCGATACATAACAAGTATCTAAAAGCCTGTGCGAACTGCTCCAGTAAGGAATTCCTTTGCTATTATCAAAATAGTTATTTTGTAGAGTAAATCTATTTAAGGGGTTCGGGTCTAAAGTTACAGCTACTAACCTACCATCGGCTTCTTGGTTCGGTTTTCCTGCGTGAAACATTAGATCTGTATATATAGGAGTAGGTCTTGGAATAGTATATCTATCGTCATGCTGTAAACCTACTGCGGCTCCGGAATAGTCTGTTGTAATTCCTTGCTCTCCCGCAGCTCGCGTACAGGTCTCATACCTTTCCATTTTTAATAGCCATACTTCTTTAGCCGCTGCACCGGTGGGCTCTGCACCAGGATAAACACATGTCTCAATTCCAATAGGCGGAGTCTTCTCTAATACGTCGCCTCTTGCTTTATTACCATAACAAACTTGTTCAAAATTTGAATCTGCATTAAGATTATTATAGCCTCTTGAAGAGTATTCAAACGCATCAGAGCACGTTATAGAGTTACCGTCTACAATAATATCATACATACTTGCGACAGGGCCTTCACATAGAACGTCGACTTTATAAACACTAGTCTGATTATTGTTTATAGTATCTACGAACACAGGGAAGCTCTTTACTTTACGAACTCCGTAAATTAAAGGTATTTGTTTTGCCTGTAAGTTAAAATCAAGACTGACTGTTCTTTCAACTTCAATTGTTCGGGTCTGCAGCGAGCCAGTACCCATACCCGTAACGCTTTGGTCCTTTCTATAGTACGATTCTTCTTCGGAAGACCTATACTTAATGGCTTGAGTATAAGCCGTATTAGCGTGTAGAAATCCAAAGTCACCTTTATATGCGGATTTTATTAAGGAGCCTTCGTCGGATTCGCCTACAGAATTAAGAGCTCTGTGAGTGGCATCGTCGCTTATGCGTCCCTTTATCTGTAGAAAATCTCCCCAGTGGCTATTAAGAGTCCAGCTAACTTCGGAAGAGTCTGTTTTTTCCGTAAGTGAGCCGCTAGAAATAATGCCTTTAAAATATAGGAAAGGGTCTCCAATTATTTGACGAGTCTCAGGACTGATATGGCATTTATATATAAACACTTCTCTATTTATATATCCGGCATAGTCATTGGCATTAGTTTTTTGAACTAATAGTGCATTCAGCTCGCTAGAGTCTTGCTTCAAAGTATAGCTTTTCGTTGCGAAGGCAGCTTCTGTTGTTCTTACTTTTACAGTTTTTCCCTCGTTGCTAAAGTTCCCCAAAGTATAGAATACTTTAGTATTTCCTACCGTATTAGTGACAGTATCACCTTCCTGGAAGCCTAGAGAGGCTAGGTCGGTATCTGTAATAAGGGTTCCGGTAGTAGCAGTATCTTTTGATAAAGAAGCCTGTAGAGTAACAATTAAACCTAAACTAGCTGAATCTAATTTTAGCGTCATGCTTGCCGCTTTTGCAATTATATTCTCATTAACAGTACCTATAGATATTATTTTATTTGCTCTATAAATCTGTAGGCCATTATTATCTGCAGCAGCATCTTGTGAGCCATCATCCCACTGAATATCGTAAGAATTGTCAGTAATATAGCTATAATTTATACCACTACGAGAATTGCTTCTATCCATAGAAGAGGGCTGCTCAAATTTAATAAGATGAGCTATTATAAATGGTTCATAGTTTTTCAAAGAGTTTTTAAGCTCAGTTTGTTTTAAACTATCGGTACTTAAAATTCTTAGTGTCATTATGCTTGGGCCTCTTCTAGCTTTAGCGAAAAGCTGTATAAGTTACTTGAGTCTAAAGTGTACTCTTGTACATCATTCTTTAAAATAACTCGAAATAGTGGGTTGTTAAAATTAATAACGCTTGTAGTAGACTCTACGTTTCTTTGAAGCGAGGGAGTGAACCATATACGCAACTCCCCGTTATCATCTTCAGGAGGTGTAGTACCTACTAAATAATTTGATTCAGTCTCCACTCTAGTTATTTGATAAGCCTTTTTGTGATTGCTATCACTAGTATCTGTAATTGTTATTATATCTCCGGGCTTAGGAGTTCCATGGGTTGCTCTTACATACCCTGTTTTTTTAATCATAAGATTTGTACTGCCAGCAATACCATCAAATACTGGCTGAAAGTTATTACTTGCCACAAAAAGTGCAAATGCTGTATCTCTAGGTTTCTTGTACTGTGGCAAAGATACGAAGAAAGGAGATAGAGAGCCTCTTTTCTGCAGCAGAAAAGTATAAATAGGCTCGAACTCCTCTCTTGTCATAGGATTATACGAAATATCTATAGTCCACTTATGTCCAGAAGTTTCTCTACTTACTAATCTTCCTGAATTTGTACGAGTGTTCATAATCTCATGCTCGGAAGCAAGTCTAACAGCACTGTACCCTGGTCCTGCTGATCCTCCGGACTGTCCGGCATCTCCAATACTATTATTTGGGTCTGGTAGTATGTTTGTAAATGTAATAGCGGGCATTAGTATGACCTCTCCTTAACTGTTTCCAAGAACAGCTCTCCATGCTCATTAGCAGCTTCTCTTATCATTGCGATTATTGCCCCGCGCTGGTTCATTAGCAAGTCTTCCACACCCGTAGCGTCTATAGCACTAATTGAGAAGTTTACGTTTGTTTGCCCTCCAACGCTTCTGCCTGAAGGTATAATCTCCCCAGGTGTTTCTGGCATAAATAACTCTGGTCCTTGCTCTCCTACAATATAGCCTCCAGCGGCTCTATGTCTATATCCTGAAAATGCGGATTTTGGCTTAAAGTTTGACATACCGGTTCCGGAGCCTGACTCTCCTCTTGCGTAGGCTAACTCTCCTCCCGCATTATTTGCACTGGCGAGGTCTACTGTATTACTTCTCGAACCTACACTCAATGCGCTTGGGGGTGCTCCCGCGCCACTAGAGGACGCGCTACCTCCTTGGAAACTAGTACTAGCAACTATAGCGGCTTGAGCGACTCCAAGCCCTACTATCCAAGGAGTCAACGCCGCAGCTTGAGTTTTCGTATAATCCAGGGGGTTGGTGTACAGCTGCATAACTGCTGTAGCTGTAGATATTGCTATTTGTGCGATCTGCATCGCTTTATTTATATTGAAAGCTTTTCTAGCAGCAGCTTCTTTTTTCTTATCTAATGCTGCGAGCTTGGCCACACTTGCAGCAGACTTTCCGTCTCGCTTTTGTTCCGCAGCTATTTCTTCGTCTATTCCTGCTATTTTAGCCGCGCTACTTGCAGCTAGAGCCTGACTCAGCATACTTACCGCGGCACCTGCGATTTGTAGCTTGCCTACGGTTTCTCTAGCTGATATCGCTGATGCGTCTAATCCTTCAGTCATTCCTACTGAAATGCTATGTGCCATATCCAGGAAAGCAGTTTGAATAGCCATAGCACCTCCAGTTAATGCAGCTACAACTTCGCCTTCTGGTCCAAGAGTTTTTAACTTCTCAATCATAGGGTCTAACTGGTTTACTAACGCCATATGTCTAGCAAGTGGTACAGCTGTGCCCTTTAAACCTTCGGCAGGATCTCCGGCATCTAGGGTATTTTGTATTCTCTCTGCCGTAGTATCACCGGTACCGGAAGCAGCTAATGCAGCTTTAGATACTGCAGATTGTTTAGTTCCTCTTTCCAACTTTAGGTCTGAGACTTCTGTAAGTGCATTACTAACAACTGCCTTCATTTTTGATTGGAACACCTTAGGAAAAAGGTCCAAAAGCTCACTAAAAGGCTTGCTTAAAGTTCCTACTTCCATAGGCTTCTCGCCTCGCGCAATCCTCGCCTCATTTATCTCGGCTTCTACGAGCTTGGCTCTTTCAGCCTGCAACTTCGTTTGTGCTATAAGCAACGTTTGCTCCAAGTCTAGGGCACGTAGTTTGCTGAACATTTCTTTAAAAATAAGTTGTTTTCTTTGCTTTTCGGTAGCTTCAAACTGCTTTAACTCATCAAGTGGTGTAAAGTCCCTTCCTGTTTCCATTTTTGCCATTCTTGCTTCGTTTTCTACACGCTTCATTCTATCCAAAGATATTTGTTTCTCTGCAGTGGCTATCTGAGTAGTAAGATCTAGCAGCTTCTGTGCATGTTTAATACCTTCAATATTAGCTGTTAGCGTATCTATACTAGTATTTGCTCTTTCTCTGTCTATTACTGCCAACTCTCTGGTTATTTCTGCCAGACGATCTTTTTTAGTCTCCTGCATCTCTAAAACAGTAAAAGCTTCCCTTTCAGCTATTAAAGACTTCTCTTTAGAAGTTCGCACTTCTTCCTCAAGACCAATTAGAATTTTTGTAGCTTCTTCGTTTCCGGCGGCAAATTCTTTTACTTTGCCCATTTCCACTCCCAGGCTCTTCTGTACCTGTACTTGCTCGAGCATTATCTTTTTTTGATCTTCGACGTGGGTTGTTAATGCTGCTTGAACTGAAGTCATACTAGCTTTGCCGATCTGCTCTTCTGACAACTTCAAAGTGTTCGCCGCGAACTTACGAAGAGTTTTCTCCAAGCCTTCAGCCTCGGCTAAGAACGCATCCGTACCCATTCCGCCTTCTCCACCTGCTGCTTTCATCTCATTAGTTAAGCTGTGCTGAGCGGCTATTACTTTATCAAGAGCATGAGATCCTTTATCTCCAAGATCGTCAATTTGTTTGCGGAAGTCATTATAAACTTGCTTTGCAGCATCCACAGAAGCAAGCACTTCTTTGTTTTTACCCAACAAAGCATTTGTGTCTTCAATGAGCTGGTCATAGCTCATTCCGGCTCCGCCTTCTTTATTAGCTTCTATAAATTTTTGTTTTAGAGCTTCTAAGCCTTTAACTGTGTCGCCCATGTTCTCATTTAAAGTTTCACTATTTGTAATCTTGCCGATTGCGTCCTCTAAGACTAAGATACCTTCCGCTTGACGGGCGAGGCCAATAGTTGTTCTTAGTGCTTCGTGCTCTGCATTGGCACCATCAAGTCTAGCCTGCAAATTTGCCATCTCCCGCTGAAAGGGAGGGTACGCAGCTTCTCCTGATTCTGTATACTTTTTCGTTACTTCTTCAAGCTCTTTTTGAAGATCTAATGCTTTTTGCTTACTTTCTACGAGCGCCTCTTTGTTCATTTTCCTAGCTTCTTCTTTCATAGCTGAAAAAGCTGAAGATACCTGTTCAACAACACCTACCTGAACTCTCATAGTGGCAATAAATCTCTCTGCCTCTGTTCTATTACCTGCTAAAGTATCTTTTAACTGTTTTCCAATTCCATCAAAACTATCAAAGGATTTAGTAGCTTTATCAGCTGCCTTTGCGAGTTCGTCTTTCTCAAAAAGCTTAGAGATAATAGGGTAAAGTATAGACCCTACCATTATTAGCTGGCCAATCACAGGAATAGCATTAAGTAGCGCAGTGCCAAATAGTCTAGCACTATTACCTGCGACCTTAAATCCTAAGCTCAACTTATTAAGTGCTCCCTCTGCTTTAATGACATCTTTTGTTTGCTTACCTACAGAAGCCGCTGCAATCTGGAACCCTTGTAAAGGGCCTGCACTTTCCATCATTTTAAAGGCTGCTGCTGTTTTTCGAGACGTAGAGCTAATGCCTTTTGCCTTACCTAAAGCACCCCCAGCTCTTCCCCCTGCGGCTTCTTGTTTTTGCAGAGCAATAAGCTCGGCTTTTAGCTGCCTTATTTGAGCAATTTCTGTTTCTTTTTGCGCTTTATTCTTTAAGGCTCCTGCATCAAGATTTTTCTGTCTACGAACCTCGGTCGCGCTAAGTTTAGCAATAGCATCTTTCAACCCTGCAGCAGAGGCTTGGCCGTTACGGAGCTGAGATTCAAAAGTACTCAAACTTGCTGGCGCAAACTTAAATGAGGACACCGCTTTTGCTGATTTTTGAAAAGCAGCGGTAGTTTTTGCAGCAAGAGCTGCTGCTGCTTTACTAGCACCGCTAGCCATCTCCTGCGCAGCTTTGGCAGATGCGGTAATTGCTGGCACAATCTGGCTTACTAAAGTTCCTGCAAATAAAGTGACCGCTCCCAACAATGCCATTGGATTGGAAGATAATACATTTATAAGGGGCTCAATAACGACATTTAAAAGATTTACAGCGGTATTGGCCAAGTTAAAGAAAGCTGCGGATAGTTTATCATAAGGATTTACATCGACTACTTCTGCTAGTTCTCCGAACTTTTTCAATCCCTGCTCATTAGTAGCAGTTAGAAACGCCATGCGTCTTTCGTATTGTGTAAGTTCTTTTGCACTTTTTCCAAGAGTAATGGCATAGTCGGCCGTAGCATCATCAAGCCTAATCATAATACCTAATTCATCAAGAATTTCAGGCTCTAATTTTGCAGTACCTCGGACTAATCGGTCTAGAGCGTCGGACATATCCCTTCCCAATGCTACCGAGGCACCTTTTGCTACTTTAGTCAGGCTTTCTAGTTGTTTAGTGGAAAATCCAGAGCTTACGGCAAGTGCTGTAGCTCTCATAGAGGTTTCGGTGGATATAGCATTATTTGTTATATCCCTAAGTCTATCAGATACAACTTTCAAGTTTGTACCCGCAGCATTACCTACACGCAGCAACCCTTCTTCAAGTAGTCGAAGAGATGCTGCTTTAGAAAGTGCACCAAAAAGTGCGGTAAGAGCAAAGACGTTCGCAGCGAGAGTGGCGTACGCAGGAACAAGACCACTGGAAATACCTGTAGTCATTTTAGAGAAAGCTTTAGTACTATTCGAAGTTGCGCCGATTACACCTTTCTGCTGCTTGTTGTATTGAGCAGAGGCGTTAGTGGCTTTGTTAGTCGATTTGGCAGCTTTTTCAGCACCTTGAGCTATTTTCTGAAGGCTGCCGTCTTCGTTGATCTTGTACGTTACCGTAATCGTATTAGCCACTATTTCTTTCTCTTTAGCTTCTCCCTCTCCCTTTTAAGTTGTTCCTGAGAATGGTTGATAGCCCTTGATTCTAGGTAGGTTAGAATCTCTAAAAATAATTCTTTGTCTTCTATTTCGTGAATATCTAAGTAATGGGGAAGATTTGTAAAGTCTTTTCCCAGATAACCAATATCTGGCATAACTTTATCCCCCAAGGAACTGAAGGTAGTCATCGCAACTAAGACTATATCAGGAAAATCCTCCCAGTCGGGAGGAATCTCGCTTTCTACAGGCTCTTGGCCTAACTGTTCACACATCTTAAAATAACGCTCTCGCGTCATTTTGGACTCACTATTCTTGAAGTACTTTTCTAGCCGGTTCAGAAGTTCTTCCTTTTGATCCTGTACGAAAGTTATCTAGGTCAAAGACTACCTCGTTGAGCCACGTATCAAATTCAGTGGAGGAAGATACTAGCGTCTCTGCATTATCTGCTGAGTACTCTAATTCTTTTTTAGGGTCTTGACCTTCAATATTTACTAGAAGTAATGTTTCAAGGTGCTCTAGTGTGAGTCCTTTCCAGTTTTTAATAACTGAATTTGTAAACTCGGTTACAAACTTTTCTTCATCTAAAGTTTCTACTGCTTGACGCGTCTTGCGGTCAAACTTAGTAGTGGTACATTTCTTGCGTAGTCCTGTAAGTTCTTTTCGTGAAAGATTGGCTACTTCTACTTCAAAACCTTTAAGACCGGGGAAGTCAACCCAAACTGCTTTGGTATCAACCATTAGTTTTTTTAAATCCATTGCTAAATCCTTATTTTTTAGTTAAGTGTAATTTTGCTACCGAGATCGGTAGGGTTATCGTTCATTTTCCAATCATACGCTTGTGTAAACACATCAGCAACACTATTTCTATTTGTAAAAGTGCAATCTGTAAGATTGAATTTAAAACCTCTAAAGCTACTTCCGGACAAGCCGTTTCCGGCTGTTATAACGATTGGTACGTTTTGCTTCCAAGTCTGGACATTAGAATTGAAGGCGTTTGTAACATATTGTCCGATAGAGCCTGAGAGTATTCTTTTTTCGAGAGTAAATTGAGAGGGGTACATTGAAGTAGCTGCATTAGTTACACTCAACGCATTATTGACGGTTTCATAAGGAGTCCATTGAATTTCGTTTTGAAGTTCGATAGAACACTTATAAAGCCCAGAGGAAAGATTAATACCATCTACAGAGACTACTAACTCTTTAGTGAGCTGGTAGTCTCTAGTACCTCTAGCTGGAGTACTCGGAAGAGTTGCTCCTCTAGTCAGTTTAGACGCTTCTCCAGATAGTGTCAACTTAAGATTCTCTAATTTCTCAATTATGAATGTCCCATTAGTTATAACACATTTTTCCAGCTTATAAACGTCGTTAGGTAGTTTTATATATAGATCAAAAGTATTTAAGGTATAGGTGCCTGTTTTATAGTCTACAAGAAGATTAAACACTATATCTAAAGTATCTTGTGTAATCATTGGCACTGTCATCTCAAAGTTTGCAGGATTAGCTTTTTTAATATTAGATGCTTCGTGCATCTTATGCTGCTCGTGCAGTGTTTTTTGAGGGTACGTCTTATCCGTAAAAGTTTGGCTAAAGCTTAGGTCAGAAGTTACATCTATTCTATGATATGTTGAGCCATCATAAAGATAAACTTCCGCTTCTTGTTTAAAATTAAAATTAGCCATAATTCTCCGGATAGTAAAAGGGGCCCAGAAAGAGCCCCTCTACTTTTTCTATTAACATAGTATAGTCCAAAAGACCAAAAATGTCAAGAACTTTTTTTAAGCACCTACATATTTGATTGCTAATTCATCTGCGGATTCGATGTCTGTTCCGAGAGCGTTAAAAGTAACCTCTAGCGAAATAATGTCATCCAAAGAATGAGTTGGTACTTCTAAGTGACATGAAGGCATAGCGAGCTCAAGACGAGGAGCTGCGCTGCCGCCGACTTTGAATAGTAAGTTAAAGCTATTAGTAACTGTACTAGTGCCTTCAATTAGATTCTCAAACAAATCCATGCTTGAATTAGTGGTATTGTTAAGGTAGCAAGTAAAGCTGCCTGAGACACTACGAGTTCCTGTTACATGGTCTAGAGGAGTATTTACTACACCCAAGGTTTCTGGAGTTAAGAAAGTCATATTATTGGAAATTGTAATACTTCCACCTGTCAAAGTAAGCGCATAAGCAGCTACAGTAGTAGGGCTGGTAGAGGAAGCTACTAACTCAGTTAAACGGTTACGAATAAAGTTGCCAGTACTTGCAATTGCTTCATAAACGGTAGGGGTGGGTGCGTCTGCTTGTTCAGTAATAATAGTACCCATTCCTGACCAGTTAATTGTAGTAATACCGTCAATGTCGAAATCAATACCTGCTTCGTTTACACAGCAGTTTGAAATCTTATAAGTAATTTTAGACTCACCAGTAGTACCGCCGAGTGTAAAGTAAATATTTGCTTTACCAAGAGTTGTTTTGTTAGAGTTAGCAAAGGTAATATCCAAATCATCTGTACCAAGAGTAAAACCTTGAAACGCATAAGTTGTTTGAATTGCGTTACCCACTGTCATTGCCCATAAAACTTCTTCTACTGCGTGATGGTTACCTGCTGTATTATCGGCTGCGCCATCGCCTGTTCCTGCTGACTTAAAAGGACGTGCGTAAGTAGAAAAACTCCACTCTGCAGGTGCAAGAGAGTCGTTAAACATTTTACGACCACGACGGCTAACATTACTGCCAGCTGACATTTCGTTCAAAGTTACTTCTGAACTGTTAGTTGCCTGTGAAAACGAAAAGCCGTCAAGTACTGGAATTTCCCATACTCCTGCTTCTGTTCCGTTGGCAAGTAGAGGTGCGACATACACTTTGGTGTCGCGGCTAAAAAACATTGTATCTGCCATAGTTAATCTCCTATGTTATCTTGAAAAGACTTGGACTTGAACCTTTGTTCGTGCCAGTATTTTCTAGTATCGAACCTCTAGCTGCATTTCACCTACACCATAAGGCTCTAGTACACCTTCATCAGTATCAATACTAATGATTGTGATTTGTTGAGTATATTGAAGAGTGCCATTCTTATCCGTATAGGGCAATCTAGAGCTCTCTTCAATAACTGTTTCTACATCTTCAAGTAAACTTTCCAATGCACTTACTGCATCTTCCTCATTAACATAGCATCTAACCGATACGGTGAGGAATCTGTCTTTGTATCCGGCGCCTAGGTACTCTCTAGTCTCTGAGCCAGCATTTAAATGCACCGCTGGAAACTCTTCAACTTCATCCCAAAACTTTAACCTAGGGCTTACATTCAAAAATAAGTTTGTTCTATAATTACCAGTACCGTTTATATCTTTTAATTTCTGAACCAATGCTTCTACAATAGCGAGCCTTCGCGTTGTGTATGTTCTTGATACCATTATACTCTCCTAGTATAGAATCTGCCAATTGCCATTGAAGCTGCGATCTCTCTTATAGACTTATCGATAAGTGTTCTTGGGTCTCTATCTGTACTTCCTTGAGCATACCCAGGTTCAAAAGTCTGGTAAGGCCCAAGTTGGTATGTATAGCCAATACTAGGAAAACCTTTTGGAGTTATTGCGACATCTGTAACTCGTACACTACTTGCAAATCGTCCGGTTCTATTTACAAGAGCTGGTGCACCCATATTTTTTTGAACAGTCCTAGGCAGTTTTGCATTTAATATACCAATCAAACTTACGATAGACTTTTTAGGTCTTTTACTTCTTTTAATTTTGGTAGCGCCGATAGCACCAATAGAGCCTATCTTTTTACTTTTACCTGTGACCTTGGACTTGTAAGATTTTGAAACCTTAGTATTCGATTCTTTAATCTTTATGTTCTCGGTAGTTACTTTAACGTTTTTTAGCTTCTTAAACGGATCTAAAGCTTTATGAAGTACTTTTTTTCTTTTTCGTGTTTTTATTGAATCTGACCCTTCTAAGTTTTCTAATGGGTATTTTTCAATGAAGTCTAATACTGCTTTTCGCAGCTTCTTACTACGCTCACCTGTTTGTGCTCCGCGTTGTCTGTTTAAGTAGGTAGACTCTATTTTAATTATAATAGAGTCTGCATTATCGACTTTAGCTATCTCTAACTCGAACCCAAGATCGGCAAGCTCTCTTAATAATCTATCTCTAGCAGCTATAGAATCTTCGTCAGACTCTAGCTCTAAGCTTTTTGCTATATTTAAGGTGGCGTCATCAATAAATCTTTCAAATACTCCGTAGCCTTCCTCGTGCCCAGCATCAAAGAAAAACTTTATACTTTTCTTTATACTCTTATCTTTGTTGCGTACTACAAACTCGTCTGCATTTTGCTCAAGCCAGTCTTGCATATCTTTAAAATAATCATTAAGAATGTCTCTATAAGCTAGCTTAACTTTACTAAATGTTGGTAGCTCCAACGGCTTCATTTTATAGTGAGCAGGCAAGGGAACTGTAGTATCACTAGAAAATACGAGAGTTACTTTACCGCCAGGCTTTGGTAGACTTGACCCCGCTATAGTTTCTAGTCTGCTTATTAACTTATTACCATGTGTATTACTTAACTCTACTAAATGTGTCTTTAAGGGGCCTAGTATTTCTTTAGGTAGCTTATTCCCCCCTTTCTGCAACTGCTTAATAGTTTGGGATACTAGGGTTCTTTTGTTAAAAACGAAAGTATGTTGCTCTAAGTTTAGAAGTGATCTATACTCTTTATAACCCTGTAGCTCTTGGTGTAGTTTATGCACGAAAGAGCCTAGTGCCTGCTTAGACATTAAAAGTTCTTATATAAATCTAACACACGCTTAATATGATCTGGGAACGCTACGTTGTTTGTTTGAGAGCTAGACGTCTGATTTGTTACAGTTGCGCCTGCAAGAGTTTTACGCTCTTTGTGCTCATCCTTCAAATAGTAGGTAATCAAATCTATTACTGCGAGTTTTAAATCTGCTGGGCATTCTGCATAACCGGCTTTGTATGTTACACGTACAGCACCTGGGCCCTGTGGGAACGATTTATACCCATTATATCCATTGCTTCTAAATATACTATCAGTTACATCGTCAAAATAATAGTCCGAATTCGCTGTTAAAGCAGTATAAGTACCCGAAATAAAGTCTCGTTCTTCTACAGATACCATACTTACAAGAGGGCTCTCTGTTAATTGAACAGATGTAGTGGAATAATTTATACTGTATGTTTCTATTTTATTAGTTGTATAATGATCTACGAAAGTATTATTACAATAAGTTTTTACTAATTGACTTACAGAACTTATCAAAGAGTTAATGCGAGCATCGTCCTTCGAAGACTGAATGCTCTCCGATTCTTTGTATTGTTCTAAGGTTAATAAATCTGCCATTAATTTATAAGTCCATTAGTAAAAACTTAGGGGAGCGAGCTCCCCCTTGTTTTTTACTCTGCTATTAAGCGATGTAGTCCAACTTAACAAGTGGTTCGTGAGTAGCCGCAACACCGTCTACTAGCTGGTTAAAGCCAAGAGACTGAGTAGCAACGATTACACGACGCTGTTCCATAACTTCGTAATCACTCTCAACCGCAACACCACGGAGACGTGGAATTACATAGTTAGGAGTATAAACTGCGAAAGCTGCTGGAACACCAATTGCTGCTGCTGGGAACTGCTCAGAAACAACTACTGGAGTACCGTAAACGGCACCGATAACGCCAGAAATACGAGTAGCAAGGTCAGAACCTACTTCAGTTACAGTCTGGAAGTCTGTATCGTTCAGAAGGTCAAAATAACCATCCTGGCTAACGATATAAACGAGCTTAGTTGGGTCAATACCATACTTACCCATCTTAGTGCGCATGCCCAAAAGCATATCAGAAGTCAGAGCAGTGCTAGAGCCAACAGACATGGTAGAAGTAGCATCATTATAAGCAAGAACGTCCATACCGTCGAAGCCTTGTGAACCAGCAGTTGCGTTAACAAGCGCGAATTCAACACCAGTTGCGTGTGAACGAGCTACTGATTCTACTAGCATAGGCATAAGGTTAACAAGAACTTGCTCGTCAACTTCATTTTCCATGAAAGTAGTAGAAATCAGACGGTGTGCAGTCAAAGTTGCTACAGTAGGACGACCGCCATTGGTCAGGTTACCAGCTGTTGCTGCGTTAGTGCCCCACTGAGCTCCGCCATTGTCCATTTGAATTGGCAAAGTAGTTGAGTTGCCCATTACTTGAATCTCGCGGAAAAGCTTAGCAATCTTAGTTTCGTTCATGATTTCTTTTTCAATCAAAGAAGATACTTCAGTATCAATGTTCAATGCTTGAGTAGCGCCATCATAAGTAAGACCTGATTTCTCTTGAACGTTGCGAGCAAAAGAAGTGTTCATGCCTTTACCAGTCATAACACCCAACAGGTGAGCATACATGAAGTCCTTGCCCCACTTAGAAAGATCGCCTTTAGCGTCTGAACGATCGCCAAATACGCGCTTGCTGTTACGCATAGCTTCGATTTCTGCGTTCTTCTCTTCGAGGTCCTTGCCAAACTTGCCAAGTACTTCTTCGAGCTTAGCATCTTTCTCAGCTAATTTAGCTGCTACGTCGGCCATAAGAGACTCTACGCCAGTCTGAATGCCTGTTTTAATACGAATTTCTTGTGCTTCGATTGCTGAAGCTTGAGCTGCTTTAGCGTCAAATTCTGCTTTCTCAGCTGCTTTTTGTTCGGCTTGCTTCATTGCGATTTTGGCAGCAGTTTCGTCCGCTACTTTTTTAGCAAAAGCTTCCAAGTCGATGTTTTGGTTATCCATTTTGATCTCCTGATCTGTAGATTTCTCTACGCTTTGCGGTGCGTCACTAGCTACGCTAGAAGTATTGACTTCGTCTTTAGCCAGAGACTGACCGGCTAGATCCACACGATTAGTGAAAGTTTTTTTGAATTCTTCGTACTCTGCAATAGAGTCAAAAGACTTCGATAGCGAAAAAGTAGCTGCTTGGTTACAAGGAACGGAAACAACCGAAACTTCAAACAACTCAGCGTCCTTAATCATAAGTCCATCGGTTTCTTTAATATAATCAGCATCCTTGACTCTGAAACCGACAGAAAAGGCTCCAAGAACACCGTCTTTAACAAGTTCAGCTACATTACCAGGTGCATTTTTACTAATCTTACACTCTAGCTCTAGTCCGTTAGGGCCAGCTTTCATACCCGTAGCTCTACCAATTGGTCTATCATAATCATGATTAAATAGAATAATTGGATTTTTTTCAAAGTTTTTTAATCCACCTTTTTGCCAAGCCTCTGCTGAGATGGAATCACCTGCGCGGTCAAAGTCAGCTGTACTTGCCATACCACGAATCATTACAGAACCGTCATCTGATTCGAGGGCTTTAAAAGTAGATGTAAGATTAAAGATTTTATCCATCTTACTTTCCCGTTTTAACTGCCGTAGCAGGCTTAACCGTTGCTTTAGGCTTTTCAGCTTTAAGCTCTGGTTCTACTTTAGATACCGCCGGCTTGGGTGCTGGCGATACTTTTTTCTCTTCTGCTTTAAGAATTTCTGCCCAGAGTGCTGGTTCATGTATTTCAACAGCTTTAAGAAGTCGGGGCCATCTTCCAAAATATTTTTTAATAGCTTGAACAGATAAAGGTGCGTCTTTCATGTGTCTATACTGTTCGATGTCTTTTGCGAGACCATTCTCAAATAGAAAGACTGCCATTGATGCGACAAGTGCTTTCTTTTTTCTGATTGGTAGTTCTGCCATTTTATTCTCCTTGTGAATCAGGCTGTGTCGGTGCGCCACCCTGTTCAGGGTTTACTGCGCTTCCGGCAATATTTGCAGGTATTCGAATATCATCATGACCATCCATGTGGTCAAACCCAAGAGCACTTCGTGCTTCATTGGCAGATATGATTCCTGTGTTTACTAATGATGCGTAGTATGCTGAAGCATCTCGTAGTTCTGGCTGTAGTGCCGGAATATCTGTAATATCCTCGTATAACTCGAAACCAAAAAATCTCTCTAGTGCTCCATTCAACTTTCTTACGATAGGAAGGACAGTTTCGAGATAGTATAAACGCATATTTGGACGAATATTTGCATTATTACCAGAATCTAACATAATTGGAGGAATTCCAAGTGCCTTCAGAACAACCTTTTCGTTATCTGCAATAGCTGCTTGGAAATCTAAGTCTTTAAAGCTTACATTTGAAAGCTGGTCTACTTCAATTCCGCCATCAAGTATAAGAGGTCTACGACCACCTGCATCAGGGCTATAGCGCTGCTGCCAGGCCATTATCATACGCTCTTTAATTTTGTCTGATAATGTATTCGGGCTTTTAAGAACAAGACCAGGAATAGCTCCATTCTTAAAGAAATTATCTTGGAAGTCTCGCATACGCTTCATAAGTATCATTGTACGAAGAGCAGGTTTTAAACGAGAGGTGCCTCTATAGATAGAGTAGAAGGAGTTTTCCTTTATGTGAATTATCTCGCTTGGAGAATAATCAATCTTACCATTAAAAGTAAATTTCTCAATGTAAGTAGTATCACTCGCATGAATAGTCATTTTGCTAGCAGGTAAGTGATACAGGTGAGCACCATCAAAGTAAATAAAGATATTACCGTCAATAATATAATCTGTAATTAAGTTACGACGAAATGTGCTAATATCCTGAAAAGGGTTGGGCTCTTTGTTGAGTAACAAGTCAACTCGTGAGCGTTTAATTCCTTTTACAACTCCAGAAGTATTTAACTGCTGAGCAACTGTTGTTGGAATAGCTGCTGCATCATCTACAATCATATTTACACCGCGATTTACTACTTCTAAATCTTCGTATGCTTTCTCGTACTGGTAGGTATATTCGCGTGAAGGCTCTATATTATGGCCATAGTAACTTTGAGCAGGGTTTAATTTCTCCTCTGCATCTACGCGATTACGCCCTAAAATAGTATCATACCAAGCCATATTTTTCTCTTTGAATCTCTACCCAACGCATCTGCTTTTTTGCTGTTCCGAGCGCAGGGTCTTTTCCGTAAATTGAATGCAATTTTAAATGATGGCTATGACATAAAGTGACAGTATCATCGTATAGCTCGCGAGAGTGCTCTTCAATAAAATCATCCCGAAGTGATTGTATGTATTCAGGATTATGCTTATTCTTTAACATCCACTGATTGAGCAGGGGCGTTAAACTATAATAATGGTGAAAATCAAGTTGCTCTGTTTCGTTACAAATCTCACAGGCCGTTCCCTTCTGGTACTTAGACTTTGCCTTATCACGGACGTACTTCACTATATCACGTTTTAACTTAGGCATTTCGGTTTCCAGGATTGATTTTTCATTAGAAGAATTATAACTACTTTAAGGTCAGATGTCAATAACTATTTTTAAGCACCTATCACTAGAAGCTAGTGGCTGAGCTTTGGAATGAATAGAGGGCGTATCGTAGCGCATCAGCCATGTGCGATGCCATATTATGCCTCGGCTTTTCCTTAATTAAATTAGGGTTTGGGTCCCATTGATACGCATCTACACAAGTTAAGCATTCCTTTTGCATCTGGTCTATAATGATTTTATCATTATCCATTAGACTTGCAACATGAGATATTCCATCGAGCACCGACTTCTTCGCATTGATTGTAGAAATTCCATAGTTTTGTGCAAAGTCAAAACGAGTCTGCTGTGCCGCACTATCAATATAAATATAATCAATATCGTAAAGGTCGATAAGTTTTTGTATTTCCTCTGCGTGTTGTTCCGTTGTTCTTTCAGAGTTAAGATACTCTGCGAGTAAATAGTACTTCTCTGCATCCCAATCATATGCGATTACACACATTGCTGTTGGGTCTTTGAAACCAACGTCCAACCCCGCAAAGACGTCCATTCTACTAGTATCGAGATTAGACAGGTCTGCAGTGCATTCCTCGAAGTTGAACTTCCAAATCTGGCCTTCGTATGTATTAAAGTCAGCTTCATACTCTTGCTTAAATTCTGCTTCTGACATAGACTTCCGAGCTTCTTTAATATCACTTTCTGTCATACGCGGATTATCGCGATAAGTTGCACGAATACTACACCACTCTTCAAATTCGTCTGAATAACCTCTATGGTAGAACTCAGAGAACCAGTTGTTGCGACCCCGTGGCGTGGAAATGAAAATTGCTTTTGAATTTGGTTTATCAAGCGTAGGTCGGAGTGCTACGTTAAAAGCATCTCGTCCATCTGCAAGTGCGGCTTCGTCAAATATAATCAGGTCATAAGAGCGACCCACACAAGAATCCACCTGATTGACAGAGCCCATGCGAATGGTGGAGCCGTTGGAGATTTCGATAACTTTATCTTTTGCGTTATCTTTTGTAACTTCTAAATCAAAATGTTTAATAAGGTTTCTTTGAAGGTCAAAAGAAATCTGAGACAAGGCGTAGTTGGGGGACATGATAAGGATATTGGACCCTGGTACAAGGGAGACTAGTTGTCCAATAATGTTAGCGATGTATGTCTTTCCCTGTCGTCGAGAAACGGCGGCACAGACAAAACGATACTTCGGATTATTGATCGCATTGATAATTGCTACCTGCGATGGGAGTGGTTCTACTCCCAATAAATCCAAGTATGGAGGTATTGGGAGCTTAATGAACCTTGTCTCAGATTGTAACTCTAAAATGTTATCGCCAGTTATATCTCTCCGGCTTATTTCAATTGCCATTCAGTTTTGCCTATAATATGTAATTTTATGCGTTATCTACCAATATGATATCAAAGATAGCACCCACTCCACAAGTTGCGGAAGTAACTGCGTCAATTCTTATATCAG